AGATTTGCGGGAAATGAATTTGTTTAAGTATTATAGGCTTGTTAGAAAATGGGCTTGTAAGACTTATGACATATTAGATGCGGATTTAGAGTTGCTTATATATCTTGATTGTAAAGAGCACTTCACACGTAATGATTTTATAGAAGGTACTTATACTTTTTCATGGGATAAAGCGCGTTGGGAAAGACTGCGTGCAGATGGCTGGATAGATACATGGCGTCACAGAAACCGCACCACGATCAAATACAGCGTGTTTAAGACATCTTATAAAGCAAAGCGCCTTATTACGCGTATGTACAATATAATGCTCGGTGAGGAAGACATGCCGATTACGGAGGCAAGTAAGTTCTACAAGAACAAAACTTATACGGATAAAGTCTATAATAAGGCTATAGACGATATGATCAAAGATAAAAATAGATAAACAAACAAAAAACGTTATGGCATTTAAAATGGCACCACGATCACCTTTAATGAAATCGTTAAAGGGCGGTCAAAAAAATTTACCTGAAGGATTAAAGAAGGCTATCGAAGCCGCACCTGGTAAAATGATGGATTCCCCAGCTAAGATGGGTAAAGGAGAAAAGTACGATGTAAAAATGGCAAGTGATCAAAACTTGACAGCAGGCGCTCGTAAGAACTATGCAGAAAATGCAGAAGCCGCTCAAAAGTCTTCTCCAGCTAAGCTTGCAGCAAAAAATAAAGATACTGCCGCTAAAGCAGCAGCAGCAAAAGCCGCTAGAAGAAAAGCAAACGGTGATAAAACACCTATGCCACCAACAGGTGATTCTCCGGCTAAAAACATGAATAAAGGCTATGGTTCACCGGCTAAGAAAAAAAAGACAACCGCTGACCCAGCTATGTCAGATCCAGAAATAGTTAAAAGAAACGCACAATTAAAAGACCATCTAAGGCGATCAAAAGGCCCTGATAGTGACATGGGCCCTATAGGCAAAGAGAAGCAAAGAAGAACACTAAAGCCTATTCTTAAAGGCACTAGTGCAGAAAAAAGTGTTTCCTTGCCGCCGGTTAAAATAACGGATAGTCCAGCTAAATTAAAAGATTCGGTTACAGGCAAAAAAATTAAAGGTTATGCTAAAAGCAATATTAAAGTTGACCGCGTAAGAGACCGCCAAGAGCGCAAGGAAACCCGAGCGGCTAAAATGGAAACAGCGAAGTCTGACGGTAAAGTTACTAGATTGGAAAAAAAGGGAATTAGAAATTCTCAAGCTAACTTAAAAAACGAGCAGGTTGCCGATCGTAATAATAAATTCCAAGACCAAAAAGTAAAAGACAAAAAATTTAAAGAAGGCGAAAGACTAAGACAAACCGCTAGAAAGCTAAATAATGCTGTAGCAGTAGGGTTAGATAAAAACCAAGCGCAAAAGAAAATGGATAAAGCAGATGCTAAAGCCGATAAGCGTGTTGGAAGAGCAGCTAAACGTGCTGAACGCAGGAAGTTTTAATTATGTCGTTTAAACTTAAAGACAAATCAACGCTATTTGGTATCGATAAAGATACTTCCACGGACAACACCCCGGTTTTTAAGAAAGACTTAGAAGGTGCGGTTATGGCTGAAGCAAATAGAGACGGCACAATATTCGTGCAAGAGGGTTTGTCTGCTAAGGAAACAAAAGATGCTGTAGAACATGAAAAGGTTCATCTTGATCAAATGGCTATGGGTAGATTGCAGTATAATGACGACACGGTTACGTGGAAGAAAGATACAAGATCTCCAGCAAGGGTTTATCAAAGAGCAAATATGAATGAAGGCGATCCTAACTTTGAGTGGGAACAAGAAGCCTATAAGAAAAAATAGAGGGGTTACACCGTGTGCAGGATGGAGCTACCCGACAAGGAATCAATCGCGCGGACCCTCTTACTTATTAACTAACAATAATTATTATGATCAAGCCAATTACAGCAAGAGTACAAGCCGCTACACAGGCAGGTTTGCTAGTAACAGAACCAATATTAAACGTCGGCCCAGCTGGCGTTGATGGTGAAGTTGCTACAAGAAAATTTCCATCACCGTCTAACGCGAAAAGCAAGTAGCATGGCATATACACAGCCAGGCTCGCCATTCGCTAAGTTACGCAAAACTACAACAGGCAAAGGCCGTCACTTCTTAAAAGCAAAAGAAGGAGCCGGTATGACTGCTAAAGGTAGAGCAGCTTACAATAAAGAAACAGGCGGTGATTTAAAAGCACCTCAACCTGGTGGTGGTAAAAGACGCACCTCGTATTGCGCAAGATCAAAGGGTCAGATGAGCATGCATAACATTGATTGTTCTAAGACACCTGAAAAAAGAATCTGTGCAGCACGTCGCAGATGGAAATGCTAATAAACAAATAAAAAATAATGGGATCATTTATTAATCAACCCGAATTCGGGACAACTGTAACAGTGGTTACGCCAAGCGACACTATTGGTGCCGCAACTAATTTAGGCGGCGTGGCTTTGTATTGTGGTGTTGGCGGTGACGTTAAAGTAATTATTCAAAACAAAACAGCTGCAGGTGGTGGATTGCCTACTGCAACAGAAGCTGTTGTGTTTAAAAATGTGCCTAATGGTGGATTTTTACCTATAATTGTAGATTACGTTTTAGCTACCGGCACTTCGGCTACGGACATCTTAACTATTAAGTAATATGGGTATAGGCCTGGCAAATATAGTATACTGGAGCACCGCGGCAGCATTTACGGGGCTACTCGACACATATCCCGGTGCGACGGTTGCGTATTCTCTCCGCTTGTTAAAAAGCGATTACAGCGGTAATGCGGTAAGGGTTAGAAGAGCATCAGACAACACAGAGCAAGATATTGGCTTTGCAAATAACGAATTAGATACGGCAAGTTTAGAAACATTTTGTTCGGGAACGGATGGGTTTGTAACTACTTGGTATGACCAATCGGCTAACGCGAATAACGCGATACAAGCATCAGCAGCTAACCAACCACAGATTGTGAGTAGCGGAACTTCACTTGGTTATATTCAAAGTTTTGGATCGGGAGCGGGAATCACGACGCTTGATAGCACTGCTAACGGATACTTCAACAACGCTGATTTTTCCACATTTTTTGTAGGACAAAATACTGGTGATTGTGTTTGGGGCATGGGAGCAGGGAATCCGTTCTATGCGGCTGCGCGCGAAGGGTTTAGTGACGCATTCGCCAATGGGTTTACCGAAGGAAACCGATATTCTAATGGTTCATTGATTGGCGCAACTTTCGGCGATATGTATACCGCATTGACATCATTTGCTCAAGTTAGTGTTTTGGCGGTGTATATAAGCTCGGACATAAAAATTCGTATGATAGGGTTTTCCGGTTTTAATAATGGAAGGCTGAAGGAGTATATAATTTATCCAAATCAAACCATAAGCAGAACGGGCGTTGAAAATAATATCATAGATCATTACAACTTTTAACAATGATTGAATAATTGAGCATAGTCTTAGTTATCAAGCAAATTAAGTAATAATAACAATAACAATAATTTAATTTAATAAACAACAACAACAATGGGAAAAGTACAAGACATTGCTCCGGCAAAAGTAGAAGCAGTTACAGCTGAAGAGTTAGCTAAATTGCAAAAGATGGTAAACGAAATGAATCAGATGCAAGCAGCCATTGGTGGTTACGAAGCACAGAAGCATGAGATGCTACATCAATTAGCAGGATCAAAAAACGAATTAACAGAATTCCAAAAGGAGCTTACTGAAACTTATGGAGATATTACTATTGATTTGAAAGATGGTGCTATCTCGCCAGCAGATGCAGGTAATAAGGAAGATTAGTATTGGAAAAGACTATAAAAATGACGCCATGCACTATTCTGTTGGACAGGAAGTGTATGGCGGTCATACTATAGTTAATATACTGGAAGAAGAAACTAAGTATTCCGTGTATATACAAAAGGGAGATATGCTAATGCCTTGGAAAGACTTTAATAAGAACATGGCAATATCGATCGAATACGATCTTAAGTGGTAATGCAAAGCGTTTACAACTTTATAGTAGCACCTAAGAATGGCAGGTCTACTAGTGAAAAAGACATTAATGGTTCTAAGCTGCTGTTAAACACAGAGTTACAAAACCATCAATATACTAGCCGATTAGGTGTAGCAATTAGCGAGCCTAAAATACACGGCACTCCGATCAAACCTGGTGACGAAATTATCGTTCACCATAACGTGTTTAGAAGATTTAGAGATGTTAGAGGAAAAGAAAAGAACAGCAGGTCGTTTTATAAAGAAGACATGTTTTTCGTTAGTACAGACCAGATTTATGCTTACAAGCGTGGAGATGTATGGAACCCTCTTCCTGAATACTGTTTTGTAAAGCCTATACACGAAACTAAAATGTTTTCATCTGAAAAAGAAAGACCTTTAATAGGTATTATAAAATATGCAGGTGAAGGATTTGAAATAGGATCTTTAGTGGGGTTTACTCCTGGATCGGAATACGAATTTAATATAGAGGGTGAACGATTATATCGCGTTCCCACAAGTAAAATTACTGTCGAGTATGAATATCAAGGAGACGAAAAGGAATATAATCCTAGCTGGTCACAGAGCAGTTGAGGAACTTATAAAAGTTGCTAATGAAAAGATAGTTGATTCCGGTGATGACATCACTGCTGATCGATTAAAGAATGCAGCGGCAACAAAGAAGCTCGCGATATTTGACGCTTTTGAAATCTTATCAAGGATTGCAGAAGAAGAAAGAATACTAGACAACAAGCCAAAAGAAGATGTTAAAGAAGCTTTCAAAGGTTTCGCGGAGAGCAGATCTAAATGATGTATGAACAAAGTTTAGTCAAAACCGTACAGCCTCTAAAGCTAACAACCGTACATAGATTAAACAAAACAAAAAAGTGGAAGTACGGATATAACAAGGAGCACGACATTGTGGTCGTTAGCAAAAATGGGCAAATAGGTGAAATTATAGAAGTTCAAGGATTTCAAATAGCCTTACCGCCTGTGCCTAAGGGTCTTAAGAAAGGTGATGACAAATGGGTTATTGCGGAGTATCCGAAAGAGCTTAAAAACGTTAAAACTATATTTGATTGGAAAGCATATCCAGAAGAGTTCAAATCAAAATGGGGAGGCTACATAGATGAGGAATTTAAAAGAAGAGAGGAAGGTTACTGGTTTTATAATAAAGGCGTCCCTACTTATATTTCTGGGACTCATTACATGTACTTGCAGTGGAGCAAAATTGATGTTGGCAACCCAGACTACAGAGAAGCTAACAGACTCTTCTTTTTATTCTGGGAAGCCTGTAAGTCAGATACAAGATGTTACGGAATGTGTTATCTTAAAAACAGACGTAGCGGATTCTCATTCATGGCATCAGGCGAAACAGTTAATCAAGCTACCATATCAGGGGACGCAAGATTCGGTATTCTATCTAAATCAGGTAGTGATGCTAAAAAAATGTTTACCGACAAGGTTGTGCCAATCTCTCTTAACTACCCGTTTTTCTTCAAGCCCATACAAGATGGTATGGATAGACCGAAAACTGAACTGGCATATAGGGTTCCTGCTTCTAAGTTAACAAGAAAAGGTATACAGGCCAACGAGATTCGAGAAGAACTTGAAGGTCTTGATACAACTATTGATTGGAAAAACACAGGAGATAACTCTTATGATGGTGAAAAGCTAAAGCTTTTAGTACATGACGAAAGTGGTAAGTGGGAAAGACCAGACAATATATTAAACAACTGGCGAGTAACTAAAACTTGTTTACGTTTAGGTAGCCGAATTATCGGGAAGTGCTTAATGGGTTCTACATCGAATGCATTAGACAAAGGCGGTGAAAACTTTAAAAAGTTATACAACGATTCCGACGTAACAAAAAGAAACAACAATGGTCAAACAAAGTCTGGATTGTACAGCTTGTTTATACCAATGGAATGGAATTATGAAGGTTTTATAGATGAACACGGACAGCCAGTGTTTACAACGCCGTCTGAAGAGGTTTTAAGCCCGTTTGGTGACGTTATTGACGTTGGGGTTATAGATTACTGGAGTAATGAAGTTGATGGTCTTAAACAAGACCAGGATGCTTTGAATGAATATTACAGACAATTTCCCCGAACAACTGAGCACGCGTTTAGGGACGAAACAAAAAGTAGCATATTTAATCTCGCTAAAATCTACGAACAGATTGATTATAACGAGGACTTGCGTAATACTAATGTTATAACACAAGGCAATTTTCAGTGGTCACACGGTATAAAAGACACAAGAGTAGAGTTTATACCTAGTCCACAAGGGCGTTTTAAGATCTCATGGGTCCCAAACGCT